GTCGGCGTTGTTGTGTGTGTCCGCTTCAGCCGGAAAACGGACAGGCGTGATGAAGCCAGGGAAGGTTGAGCAGGCGGTCCGCCGCGACCTCCGTGAGCTGGGCTTGTCGCTGCGGGCGCCGAGTGGGCTGGCCGCAGCAGCGCTGGCGCTGGCGCAGCTGGTGGACGGTGAGTGCCGGGGTGTGTGCCGGGAATGCGACGAGGAGATGAGCATCCGGGTCGACGCGTCCGCGCGGGACATGGCGGCGGTCGTGCGGGAACTCCGCGCGACGATGGAGACACTGGGGCGGCGCGGTGACAGCGATACTGGAACAACCTTCGTCGCTTCGCTGCTCACCTCGGTGGACAACCCCGAGGACGGATCGGCCGACAAGGGGCGGGGAGCTCGCCAGGTTCGCGGCGGCGTTGGGGACACCGCTGATGCCGTGGCAGCGGCACGTCGCCGACGTCGCGCTGGAGCAGGACCCTGACACTGGACTGCTGGTCTACCGCCGGGTGGTGCTGACGGTTCCGCGGCAGAGCGGGAAGACGACGCTGCTGCTGGCGAAGATGGTGCACAGGGCGCAGGCGTTCGGTAGGCGGCAGGTGATCGTCTATACCGCGCAGACCCGGTTGAAGGCGCGGAAGAAGTGGGAGGATGAGCATCTCCCGATCCTGAACGGCTCGCCGTTTGCGGCGCTGTTCACGGTCCGCAAGCAGATCGGGCAGGAGGCGATCCGCTGGCGGAACGGGTCGCTGCATGGCCTGGATGCGCCGACGGAGGAGTCCGGTCACGGCGACGTGCTGGATGAGGGTGTGATCGACGAGGCGTTCAGCCAGGAGGACGCCCGGGTTGAGCAGGGTATGGCCCCGGCAATGATCACCCGCCTGGAGCCGCAGTTGGACGTGGTGTCGACCGCGGGGAAGTCGAAGGCGAAGTCGCCGTACCTGTGGAGCAAGGTCGAGGCTGGCCGGCTGGCGGCGGAGGCGGGGCTGACCAGCGGGGTGGCATATTTTGAGTGGTCGGCCCCCAACGACGCTGACCCTGCGGATCCGGCGACGTGGTGGGCGTGTATGCCGGCGCTTGGGTGGACGGTGACCGAGGATGCGGTCCGGTCGGAGTTCCAGTCGATGCCGCTGGAGGAGTTCCGCCGCGCCTACCTGAATCAGTGGCTGGATGAGACCCCCGCCGATTGGCTGGTGATCGGCCGGGAGGCCTGGCAGTCCCTGGCGGATCCTCGGTCGCAGATCGTGGACCGGCCGGCGATGGCGGTGGATGTGACCCCGGATCGGACATGGGCGTCGATTGGTGCGGCTGGCTGTCGTGCGGACGGCCTGTCGCATGCGGAGCTGGTCGAGCATCGCCGCGGCACGAGCTGGGTGGTGCCGTGGCTGAAGGAGCGGGTCGAGCGTCACGATCGCTGGTCCCCCTGCGCGATCGTGATTGCCCCTTCGGGGCCGGCGGGGTCGCTGATCACCGAGGCGGAAGCCGCCGGGCTGGAGATCCTGAAGGCGTCGGTGCGGGACATCGCGCATGGGTGCGGGTCGCTGTATGACGCCGCCGGCTCCAACCCGCTGGTGGACGTCCCGGCGTGGCTGCGGCATCTGGACCAGCCGGAGCTGAACGCGGCGATGGCGGGCGCGCAACGCCGCGACCTTGGGGACGGGTGGCTGTGGGCCCGGAAGGGCGTGACGGTGGACATCTCGCCGTTGGTGGCGGTGACGGAGGCGCTGTGGGGCCATGTTGCCCGCGGGCACCAAGCCGAGGAAACCACGCCTCCCCCAGATATTTTCTGACCGAAAGGTCCGTAATGCCCCGCAGAATCGCTGTGATTGCCTTGGCGACCGCCGGGATCTTCCTGCTTGCCGGTCCTGGCTGGGCGCTGCTCGTACTCGGGGTGCTGGTGGAGGTCGGCTGGCCCCGGGACCGCTCCGCGTGGCTTGAGGCCGTCCGACGTCGGGTGGTCGAGGTGTGGCCGAGGGTCCGCGCCATCCCCCAGCAGATCGGCGCGGTCACCTCCGCAGGGTCGGGGATGGTGTTGATCCCTGTGGGGGTTGGCATGTTCGCCGGGTGGGGCTTGGCGGTGATCGTGGCCGGGGTGCTGACGCTCGGCCTTGGCCTGCTGCTTGATCGGACGGCGTAATGGGCTGGCTCACTGGCCGGAAGACGATCGGGCTGCAAGTCCCCGATGGTGACCAGGCGGTCATCTCTCTACCCCCGTTCGGGGGTGGCAAGCCGAACCTGGATGGGATGCTCTATCCCGACTCGAGCTATGAGACGTTCGCGCGGAACGGGTACGGCCGCAACGAGCTCGTGTATGCGTGCATCACCACCAAGGCCAGCAATCTGCCGCAGTCGGTGATGCGGGTATATCCGGCGGGGCAGGGCGAGCCGCTGGAGGACCATCGGCTCCGCCGACTGTTGGCGCAGCCGAACCCGGTGACCAACGAGTTCGAATTCAACGAGTTGCAGGTCACCTACCTGGACCTTGGCGGGAACTGTTACACGCTGATCCAGCGGGCCCGGGATGGTCTGCCGGCGGAGCTGTGGCCGCTGCGCCCGGACCTGGTACGGATCATCCCGACGATGGACCCGCGGGTGTGGCATTACGGGTATGTGCTGGACCCGACCGCCTCAGCCCGTAACCAGCTGACCGAGGTCATCCCGATCGCGGATTCGGACATCATCCATGTGAAGTACCCGAATCCGTTGGATGCCTATTTCGGGCAGGCGCCGCTGCGGCCGGCGTCGCGGGCGACGACGCTGGACAACGCCGCCACCGATTTCGTGGACACCCTTTTGCGCAACCATGCGATTCCGGGTGTGGTGGTGACGACGGCGGAGGCGACCAACGAAGAGGTCACCAAGAAGCTGAAGGCCAAGTGGAAGCAGGCATTCGGGGGCAGCCGTCGCGGCGAGCCGGCATTTTTGCAGGCCGGCATGGACGTGAAAGTCCTCGGGCTGAACCTCCGCGATCTTGAGTTCCCTGACCTGCGGACCATTTCGGAGTCGCGGATCTGTATGGCGCTGGGGGTGCCGCCGATCCTAGTCGGCGCGAAAGTCGGGCTGGACCGCTCCACGTTCTCGAACATGCGGGAGGCACGGGCGTCGCTATGGGAGGAGACCCTCTTTCCCTTGCAGCGTCGCTTTATCGAGCCGGTTCGGTCGCGGCTGCTGCCGGAGTTCGCGGGAGTTGGGCGGGCTCGGGTGCGGGTGGCGTGGGACAACAGTGGGGTGCCGGCGCTGCGGGAGGCGGAGACGGACCGGTGGGAGCGGGCCACCAACGCGCTGGCGCGGGGTGGGATCACCATCAACGACTTCCGCCGCACCGTCGAGCTGGACCCGGTCGACGGTGGCGACGTGTTCCTGATCCCCGCCGGCGTGACCGCGTCCCACCTCGACCAGCCCCAGCCCCAGCCGGTTGAGCGGCCAGCCCCATCAACACAGGCGCAGTCGGCAACGGATTACGCCCTGAAGGTTCTGGAGCGGGCACGAAGTAACGGTCATCTAGGTGGTGAGTCCATCGCCGTGGGACATCGTCCATAACCATCCTGCTTGCCGTGCCGGTGAGTGGGCGGTGGTGAACCGGACGGCCGACGAGGAAGGCCGCCACTCGATCGAGGGCTGCCATCCCACCAGGGAGCGGGCCCTAGCACAGCAGCGCGCCCTCTACGCAAACGAGCCGTCCGCGGGGCGGCAGGCAATCGGCGAGGTGGAGCAGATGGAGATCCGGCGGCTCGTCGCCCCGATCCAGTCCAAGGACATCACCGACGTGGGCGCCGGGGAGATCACCGGGCTCGCGGCGGCCTATGGCAACGTCGACTACCAGGACGACATGTTCGAGCCTGGCGCGTTCGCCAAGAGCGCGGAGGACTGGAACCGGGCGAAGTCGCGGTTGCCGCTGCTGGACTGGCATGGCGACTCGATCGACCGGATCATCGGCGCGGTCACCCAACTCAAGTCGGTCCCGCAGGGCCTGTGGTTCCGCGCCGGGTTCACCAAGGACGACCGGGGCCAGCGCGCCCGCCAGCTCGCCAAGGATGGCTATCTGGACGGCGTGTCGGTCGGCTGGCTACCGATCCATCAGCCGACGATCAAGGCGATCGGCGGCAAAGCCGTCCAAGTCATCCGGGAGGCCCGGCTCCATGAGATCAGCCTCACTCCAACACCCGCGAATACGATGGCGCGGCTCGCGTCGGTGAAATCGCTGGAGGTCAAGGCGGTATCTGACAAGCCTTGGTCGCAGTTCACCGAGGCGGACTACACGCTGGAGCAGTGGCGCCGCGCATGCCTGATCTCCGTTGAGGGTGCCACCGACACCAAGGCCGGCTACAAGCTGCCGGTGCGGGAGCCGGATGGCACGCTGAACCGCAACGCGGTTCATGCTGCCGCCGGCGGCCACGGGGTCGGCGCCGTTCAGGGGATCAGCGCGGATAAGAAGCGCGCCGCCGCGCGGGCGCTGGTGGGCCTGTACCGCAGCCAACTCGGCGAGGATCCCCCGCCGCGCCTGCTCACGCTGGCTGGCCAGTCCACCTCCAGCCTCGACTACGTGTCGTTCGCGGAGATGGCCCGCAAGGCGCTGGACATCCCACATGAGGCGGCAAGCAAGGCCGCCTTCGACCTGCTTCTGCAGGACTACACGGCAGCCGGGTCGGCTGACGAGCCGGATCCCACTGCCACCGCAGCCGCCGCCACCCCACCCGGGCTGGATGGCACTGCGGAATCCCCGTCAAGACCAGACAACGCGTCCGACTATGCGCTGTCGGTCCTGACGCGTCCCTCCGGGCCGCCTGACGGGGCACCCGGCGACGAGCCGCAAACCGCACTCGTTGACCCTCTCGCCGCGTTGGAGATGCGGCGGGAGAACCAGGAGCGGGACCGGCTGGAAGCCGAGATCCGCGCAGCCCTCGGAGGAACAACGTGAGCAGCAGGCACCAGGACTTGATGGAGAAGTCCCTGCAGTGCATCCACCTGGCCCGGGCGATCAGCGACCGCTACCCGGACCCCACCAAGATGCCCACCGACGAGCACGCCAACATGAAGTCCCTCACCGCCGAGGCGACCCGGCTGAAGGGGCTGGCGGAGACCGAGAAGGAACGCGACGACCTCGAGTCGTGGGCGGCGTCCCCCGACGGCACCCACCCTGCGCTGGAGTCGAAGGCCGGCCGGGACGCCGCGGTCGCGCAGGCCACCGGCGGGCAAGCCAACACCGAATGGTCCAGGCGGCAGGCGACCCAGATGTTCGCCAAGGCGCTCCGCAGTGGCGCCGGCGCGCTGACCTTGGAGGAGAAGGCAGCGATCATCGAGGACACGACCGGGCAGATCATCGTCCCCCACGACCTAGCCGGCCCGATCTTCCTCACCCTCCCCAGGCTGGGGGTGCTCCGCTCGCTGGCGACGGTCCGCCCGACCACCAGCAATCTTGTCGACGTCCGCGCGCTCACCCAGGCGACCGCCGCGTGGGGCAAGATCGAGCTCGGCACCAACGCCACCGCCTACGACGCCGCCATGGCCGCGACCGGACCGAACACCATCACCGTGCAGAACCTGAACGCGCTGGTCCAGATCGGCGTCGACGAGCTGCAGGACACCGACGCGAACCTGGTCGCGCTGATCCAGGGCATCATCGGGCAGCAGTTCGCCCAGATGGAGGACGACGCGTTCTCCAACGGCAACGGAACCAGCAGGCCGTTCGGGATCGCGACCCGGGCGACGACCGGTGGGGCGATCCCCGCCTCCCAGAGTGTCACTGCCGCCAACGCCGGGTCGGTGGCACCCGACGAGGTGAAGAAGCTCCAGTACCTGGTCACCTCCCGGTTCGCCAACAACGGCTCCTACCTCGCCAGCGACGACGCGACCCAGGCGATCGCGCTGCTGAAGGACACCACCAACCAGTACCTGTGGCAGCCATCCAACCAGGCGGGGCAGCCGGACCGGCTGTTCGGCCGGCCGTTCTACCGCGTGTCCGGCCTCCCGTCCCTGGCGGCTGGCGCGGGCGCATCCGACCCGGCGGTGCTGTTCGGTGACATCAACTCCGGCTACCTGATCGCCGACCGGCAGCAGATCACCGTCCAGCGGCTCGACGAGCGGTACGCCGACGTCGGCCTGGTCGGGTTCCTGTTCCGCCAGCGGGTCGGCGGTGACGTGATCCGCCCGCTCGCGTTCGCGCGCTACATGCTCTAGGAGGCGACGAGGTGAAGATCAACGTCCACGGTCCGCTGGCCGGGACCGGCTGGGACGGCATGATCCACTCCTGGTCGGGACTGGTCGAGGTCGACGACACCAACCCCAAGGCGGTCGCGTGGGCCCGCTACACCGTCGGCTCCGGCGCGGCCGACCTCGTCGAGGACGCCAAGACCCCGGAGCCAACACCGCCAGAGCCGACCCTTACGGACCTGCGCGCCCAAGCCGAAGCCAAAGGCCTAGCGACCTACGGGTCCAAGGCGCAGCTTCAGGAGCGGCTCGCCGCAGCGGAGAGCAACTCGGACACGTAAACCATCAAGGTTGGGAGCGCCCGTTTCCTCCGGAGCGGGCGCTCCCACATATCCGGAGGAACCAGTGCATCCCGACGACGAAGCCCGAATCCAAGACATCAGACGGCTGGTGCTTCATCCCGACGATGTGATCGTGCTCAAGGTCCCAGCGCATACCACGCACCAGGCCGCCGACGCGATGCGGGCGCGGATCAAGACCGAACTCGGGGAAGACGTGAAGATCCTCATCCTCGCCGGTGTTGACCTTGCCGTGATCACGCCTGAAGGGAGCTCGATCTGATGCGCGTCCTCTGGCATTCGGTGGCACCATGGACACCGACTGGGTACGGGCAACAGACCGGCGTGTTCGCCCCACGCATCCGTGACCTCGGCCACGACGTCGCCCTGTCCGTCTACTACGGCCACCAGGGTTCCGAGATGGCGTGGAAGGGTCTGCGTTGTCTGCCGGGCTATTCCGCGAACTACGGCACCGACATGCTCCTCCAGCACGCCCTCACCCACTTCGGCGCCGAAGATGCCCCTGGGCTTGCGGAGGCATCCTGTGAGGGCATGATCATCCTGCTCGGCGACGTGTGGACCTTCGAGGTCCCCATGCTCGACCAGATGAGCGTCGCCGCATGGGTGCCTGTGGATCATCTCACCCTGCCGGACGTGACCCGCCGCTGGTTCGAGGTGATCGGCGCCGTCCCGATCGCCATGAGCCGGTTCGGGGAGCGGCTCCTGACGGAAGCCGGGTTCTCCCCGCAGTACGTTCCCCATGGGATCGAACTGGGGACGTTCCGTCCCGGCGATCAGGCGCAGGCCCGGGAGGCGACCGGGGTCCCTGCGGATGCGTTCGTGGTCGGGATGGTCGCCAACAACGTGGGCCGGGACGGGAGCCGGAAGGCGTTCACCGAGCAGATCACCGCGTTCGCCGAGTTGCGCCGCAAGCACTCTGACGCGTTCCTGGTGCTGCACACCGACGTGGACCAGCCGATCGGGGTGCGGCTTCGTCCGTTCCTGGAGCGGATGCTCCCGGAAGGCAGCTACACCTACACCGACCAGTACGCCTACCGCAAAGGCATGTCGGCGGCAGCGATCGCGCAGATTTACCGCAGCCTGGACGTGCTCACCAACTGCTCCTATGGGGAAGGGTTCGGTATCCCGATCCTGGAGGCGGAGGCGTGTGGCGTCCCGGTGGTGGTCACCGACTCCACCGCAATGAGCGAACTGTGCGGCGCTGGTTGGAGGGTCGGCTACGAACGCGTCTGGCATGACTCGCAGGGCGCCTGGACGAGCGTGCCCCACATCGGCGAGATCGCCGACGCCTACCTGGACGCCTACGACCGGGCCCGCGACGAGGACATGCGCGCGATGGCGTGGGCGTTCGCGCAGGACTATGAGGCCGACAAGATCACCCAGGAGTACTGGAAGCCGACCCTGGCCCGGTTCTCCGAGGCGTTGGAGTTGCGCCGTGCCGACATCGCCAGCCGTCGGGCGCTTGCGCCCAAGCGGCGGCCGGAGCGGATCCGTGAGGCCGACGGGTTGTGGTGGTTGGACCGCGGTGCCACCACCGGCGACGTGCTCGGCTTTGCCGACCATGAGCGGGAACTCCGCCCGATCCTTGAGGGGCTGCTCCCACAGGGTGGGGTGCTGCTGGATGTGGGCGCCCACGTCGGCCACTGGAGCTTGCGGTTGGCCGGCAAGGCATCCCGCGTGGTCGCGGTCGAGGCCAACCCAGCCACCGCGGCTACTCTGCGCCGCCACCTGGCCATGAACGACATCGCCAACGTGACCGTCGTGCAGCTGGCCGCGTGGGATTCCTGGACGCATCTGCGGCTGGATGATCCGGCCGGGCAGGTCGAGGGCGGTTCCACCAGGGTCCTGGCCGCCGAGAACGGTTCTGGGGCCGTGCCGGCCGGCCGCCTCGACCAGCTCACGGAGCTGACTGAGCTTGACCGGCTGGATCTGGTGAAGCTGGACGTCGAAGGCGCCGACCTCCACGCCCTGCGGGGCATGCAGGGGCTGCTGGAGCGGTACCGGCCGGTCCTGTTCGTCGAGTGCCACGACATCTACGGCTACTACCAGCGTGCCGACCTCGAGGCCCTGCTGCGCGACCTCGGCTACGGATTCGAGGTCGCCCACAGCGTGCCGTCCACGTGGATGCCGGACGGCCCGAGCGACGTGGTCCGGATGGCCGACTATCTGGTCTGCCGGCCGGTGAAGGTTCCTGCAAGCAACCAACCAGAAGGGGGAACAGCATGAGCAGAGGCAAGAGGCTGATCGTCGCGCTGGCCGCCGCGGCCGCGCTGACCGTCGGGGTCGCCGGCAGCGCGCTGGCCGACGGTCCGGTCGGCAACTCCGGGCACTCGAACAACGGGTCGACGCAGTGCCAGGCCGGCGGCAACGACCACTGCCCGCCGTTCGGCAACGACAAGTAGCCGGTTCCCGCCGAGCGGGCCTTCGACAGGCCGCCCCCACGGCCCGGAGACCCGCTCGGCGGTTTCCTACCGCCCATCATGCCAAGCCGCAGGGTTTCTGCGGCTGTTCGTGACCATCTCGCAATCCAAGGAGCGTGCATGTCAAAGGGTTCCTCGTGGCAGTGGATCGCCGACGTCACCGACTCCAGCGGTACGCATCCGGAGAAGATCATCGGCTCCTGCAACGGCACCTTCGCCAGCGCCACCTACTACAAGGACGACGGGTACGGGAACCTGATCGTCCCTGACGGCAGCTACATGGCCGACCCGTCCGGGGTGGCGTGCGAGGAGCAGGCCGTGCAGGCGTGGGCGATCGCCAACTACCCCAACCGCAGCTAGGAGCACGGCAAGGTGGCGCTGTCCGAGGCCAGCATCCTCCAGAAGAACCAGGGATCGTTCGAGGCGGCCAGCGGTATAGCGACGCTGCCTTCGGGCACGACCGATGGCAGCACGGTCCTGATCATCGCCTGGGCGAACGGACTTGCTGGTCAGTTGCAGATTCCAGCCGGGTTCGAGCAGGATATCGTCCCGATTGGTCTGGGCAGCTCGGATCTTTATGCCTGGCGTCGCAAGGGCGTGCCGGCTAATGAGTCGTCATGGACGGTGCAAACTATTGGCGAGACGGGCCTCATTCTATGGTTTGCCTACGAGATCAATGGCGTTGATTTCACGGAGCCGCTGGACCAGTGGCAGACCCACGGCGCAACCGGGGTCACGTCCATCTCGACCGGCACGACCCCACAGACGAGCGTCAGCGACATTGCGTGTTTCGCGGTACATGGGGCGTTTAGTCTGACCACAATCTCGGGGCAGACCAACGGCTTTGTGGAGGGCGAGGAGCTGTCGCAGTCGAGCGTCACGTATGGCGATGCGACGGTGGCGATCTCCCGGCTGTATCCCGGGGCGGCCGGACAGTACGAGTGCACCGCGACGCTGGGTGCGGCAGCCACGGCGCTGGGCACGATGCTGGTCTACCGCGCCGTGGGGGAGCTGCCGGTGGACCCTGGCGGTGAGGTCCTGACGGGATGAGCCGATGAGTAACCTCTACCTCACCAACACTGACATGTCGGGGGTGACCCCGTCGGGCGCGGAGACGACCCGCCACAAGCTGAATGGGTCAGCAGGGGCCGCCTCAACGGCGCGGAACAAGAACTGCGCTGCGGCACCGCCGCTGAAGATCACCGACAGTGCCACCGCCGGGACCGACGGGTCAAGCATCGCCTGGTATTCCGAGCAGCTTCAGGCCGTGACGATCACCGGGCAGATCGTCGCGTCGCTGTGGGGCCGGGAGTCGGCCACTACCGCGAACGCCGCGCCGAGCATCGGCGTGTACCGCTGCGACGCCAATGGTGCCGAGCTCGCCACGATCGTCGACCCGGCCGGCGCCCAGGGCGGCCTGGAGTTCGCGACCACCGCTGGCGGCGCGACCAAGACCTGCACGATCACCGCGGCAAACGTGGTCGACACCGCGATCGCGGCCGGTGAACGGCTGAAGGTCGCGCTCTTCATCGACAACGCGGTCGACCAGGGCGGCTCGGGAACGATGGGCACCACGCAGAACTGCCAGTTCTGGGTGAACGGCCCCAACGGCGCGGCGGGGCAATCCCAGATCGCATTCACCGAGACGATCCTGTCGCTGGTGCCGGTCATCTCCGGCGCGATCAAGCCGGCCATCGCGGGGCGGCCGACGAACCCAGGCCGCGAGGCCCCGTCGATCCTTTCAGGAGGCTGACGCATGAGGGTGGCTACTTAATGGCTCGCTTCGCTGCCGCATGGCGTACCGCTGGAGTCGGGTCGGCAACTCTGCCGATGGCCTCGCTGTACGCCCAAGCCACCGGCGCCCTGTGGCTGGTCGAGGTCGGCATCACCAACACCACCGCCATCGCATTCGAGGTCTCCCTCAAACGGTTCTCGTCGCTCGGCACGGTCGGGGCGGTCGTCCCCGGCGTGGGCTATGAGGAAAACGACGTCAGCGTCACCACCAAAGGCATCGCCGCCGACACGCACACCGGCACCGCCCCAACCGGGGTGGCCGGCGAGATCCGCCGCGCGTCGATTGG